TGATCTTCAAAAAGCTCTTCATTTAGACAATCCCAAAAAGGGTATGTTGGATGCTCTTCAAGAAAAGATGATTTCAAGGAAACTCCTTGTATTTATTAGTGCAACAGCACTTTTAGCGTCTGCTCAGCTAGACCCTGAAACTTGGGGAATGATTGCAATGATGTATATCGGTGGACAAACTGCTGTTGACTTTGCAAAGATGTGGCGTCATGGTGGTTAGTTGGTCTAAAATAAAAGCATGGATAAAAGCTCATTGGAACTGGCTGGTTCTTATGGGCTTATTCTGTTTGGCTTATTTGCTAGGCAAGAAAAGCTCTGGTACTTTGTTGGCTCAAGCAACTTTGGCAAAAGACCAATACAAGAAAGAGTCTGAAGCGATAGAAAAAGCAACTAGGGCAAAGGATGACCGAGATGAAAAAATCGACAATAGAAAAGAAGAAATTAAGAAAGCACTAATTGAAGAGAGAGAAAGAAAGTTGAGACTCGTCAATCAAAAAGAGGTAGACGCCGATGAGGTGTTTGAAAATATGGGGATTAAAAAGAAATGATTTTATTACTATCATCGTTAGCATGGGGAGAGATACCCGAATATACTTACGTAGAAGCAGGAGAAGCTGCTCCATTCTCAGGAAGACTGTTTAATGATATCGCATCGCAAATGCTGGCGGAGCAAGTTGCAAACGCAACAAACAGGTGTCAAATAAACTTGGAATACCAACTTGGCGTTCAGGAAGCAGAGCATCGACAAGCAGTTGCAAAGCTTAAAAGTTCTCATAAGTTCGAGATGCAAATTCTTGAAGCAGAGGTCAAAGCAAAAGAGACAAGAATAGAATCATTAGAAGAATTAAAAACTCCACCAAAAAAGAATCTTTGGTTCACTTTGGGACTAATTACTGGGGTAGGAACTACAATAGCAATAGCAAAGGCGGTTGAATGAAAAAGAAAGATCCAAACTATGTTGTAAAGGTTGAGAAAGAGATAGCAAAGAAGTATGGAGAAGAAGCAGTTAAACATCCAAAAAGTCAATGGACTGACGAAAAAGAACGACAATATGTCAACCAATTGAAAGACCTTTATAAAAGAAGAAGCGAAGAAGAACAAGAACACATTGAAGTTAATGGAGTTTTTGTTTCAAATAAACTATTTACAAAAGAAACCAAGCGTTCTTGTCCCGTTTGTAATACATACTCCTTTAAGTCTAACGACGATGTTTATATGTCAAAGTTTGATTGTTGTGAAAAATGCTACATCCAATGGGTCGAAGGTCGTGAGGATCGATGGCAAAAAGGATGGAGACCCAACAATGAGTAGCACAACATTAGAAATTATACAAGGCCTTGCCCAAGCAGCAGCTAACGCCTATGACGGAGCACATGATGAACGCTATGTGAGACCCGATGAATCTAAGAGCATGGGGCTTAAAAGAGAAAACGGATGCCCCTTGATGGATTCAAGAGTGGTTGATGGTTTTTCCGTTAAGTTTTATGGAAACAGGTTGTGTCTGTCTTATCAATCGGATGTTCTTCTTAGAGATGTTTACACAAGTAAATTTGCCGGAGATATTGATCGTCAAATGAATGAGATAAAAAAGTTTCTCCAAAAAGAATATAAAAAGGTCACTGGTAACTCAGTTACACTTACAAAGGATGGAGAATCAGACATTCTTGTTCAATCAGCCTCTAGGGTGCGTTCGTTTGTTAATGCAAAACAACATTACAAAATCTCAGGTCTTAAAGAACTCCCACAGCTCGAACCAGCTATCGAAGATTCAAGAAAGGTTACACGAAAGTTCTTAGATCAGTTTTCGGATAAACGTCCAAGCAATGACACACGCAAAAAAGGTGCGAACCAAAAATGAAAATAACAAGCGAACAATTAAAACAATTCATCAAAGAAGAAGTAACCAAAGTGTTGGACGAAGGCGTATCTGATCGAGAAAGAGGAAGAGAGGATGGCTTGGAAGATGCGCAAGCAACAGAGATGGGAATGCAGGTCTACGGACCTTCCAATGTTGACAATCCAGAATATATGCAAGGGTATTTAGAAGGTAACCCAAATTACCAACCATAGGGGTGTATGACTCTTAAGTTATCAAAGCAAGAAATCGTAAAAGAGATCGTCAAGTCGGGAAAAGATCCGCTATATTTTATTAACAACTATTGCAGGATATCTCACCCACTTCGAGGTCTTATTCCTTTTAATACATACCCCTATCAAGATGACCTTGTAAGGGATTTTAATGATTATCGCTTCACTGTTATATTAAAAGCAAGACAGTTGGGTATCTCCACGATCTCAGCCGCCTATGCTGTTTGGTTTATGTTATTTCACAAAGAGAAGAACATTCTTGTCATGGCAACCAAATTTACAACAGCCGCCAACTTGGTCAAGAAGGTCAAAATGGTAATGAAGAATCTGCCACCATGGATGCAGGTGGCAAAGATTACAATCGATAACCGAAACTCGTTTGAGCTTTCAAACGGTTCGACCATCAAAGCCGTTGGAACGTCAGCGGACGCTGGTCGTTCGGAAGCGTTATCTCTCCTTATTATTGATGAGGCTGCTCACGTTGAGGGACTTGATGACCTTTGGGCTGGTCTCTATCCCACACTATCAACAGGTGGTCGTTGCATCGCTCTGTCGACACCAATGGGTGTTGGAAACTGGTTCCACAGAACTTATGTCGATGCAGACAATGGAGAGAACGAATTTCATCCAATCGAATTACGCTGGGATGTTCATCCGGAAAGAGATCAAGCTTGGTTCGAGAAAGAAACAAAAAACATGTCTCGGAGACAAATAGCACAAGAGCTCGAGTGTAACTTTAACACATCCGGTGAAACTGTAATCCATCCCGATGATATTGCTTGGTTGTATGAACAAGTGTGCGAACCAGAGTATAGAACTGGTTGGGATCGTAATATGTGGATATGGGAGAAATATCAAGAAGGCGTTCCCTATCTTCTCGTTGCAGACGTTGCTAGAGGTGACGGAGCAGATAGTTCCGTGTTTCATGTCCTTAGAACTGACACAATGGATATAGTCGCAGAATATCAAGGAAAACCTACGCTCGATCACTATGCTCGCATTCTTAACGATGCAGGGAAGGAATATGGAAACTGTCTTCTTGTTGTTGAGAATATCGGTATTGGCATCTCTGTTTGCGAAAAACTTAGAGACTTGGAGTATCCTAATTTGTACTATTCAATTAAAGGAACTCATGAGTATGTTGATGCTTTAACCGGAGAATACAGTTCAAATGCTGTTATGGGTTTCACAACCTCAAGTAAAACAAGACCACTTATTGTTGCAAAGCTCGAAGAATATATTAGAAACAAGCTTGTTAAACCGAAATCTCAAAGACTTGTCTCGGAGACAAAAACTTTTATTTGGAACAACGGAAAACCACAAGCAATGAGGAGTTATCACGATGATTTGATAATGTCTCTCGCTATTGCATGTTGGGTAAGAGACACAGCTCTTGAGGTGTCCGAGAAAGAGGTAATGTATAAAAAGGCTATGATGAATGCTATGTATTCAACAGGCAAAACCATGAACACTGCTATTCCCGGTATGAAAGAATATAATAAAGAATTTGAAAAGAAATATGAAGAAGAGATAAAGATAGCAACAGAATTTGCTTGGATTTTCAAAGGATGAGTTGACAAACACCCTACTTTATGATATAATATAACTATTTATTACAAAAAGGTTAACCTATGGCAAAATACAACAAAAAGTCTCCTTACAATCCACAATCGGATCTGTTTAAGGCACTAACCAGATTGTTCTCTGGTCCTATTACACAAAGAAGAACACAAACTGGAAGACAACTGAGAAGAAGAGATTTGGATATGTATGCTAATCGCTTCAAGTCTGCTTCTGGTAAGCAATTTAAAAAGTGGGAATACAATCCAATAAATAATGTAACCCTGAACATGATCTCGAATCGAAATAGATCCGAGAGGTATGTTGACTTTGACGAAATGGAATATGTCCCCGAAATTGCTTCTTCGTTAGATATATACGCAGATGAAATGACAACTCATACTGATATTCGTCCGATGCTTAGAATTAAGTGTGCAAACGAAGAGATAAAACATATCCTCCATAACCTGTATCACAATATTTTGAATATTGAACATAACATGTTTGGTTGGTGTCGCACGATGTGTAAGTATGGAGACTTTTTTCTTTATTTAGATATTGATGAACATTTAGGAATTAGAGCGGCTATTGGGCTCCCTCCTCAAGAAATTGAAAGACTTGAGGGTGAGGATGAAACTAATCCCAACTATGTGCAATACCAATGGAACACTGCTGCTCTTACATTAGAAAACTGGCAAGTGGCTCACTTTCGTATTCTTGGGAATGATAAACACGCCCCATATGGAACATCTGTTTTGGAAGCATCAAGACGAATCTATCGCCAGCTTATTCTCTTAGAAGATGCTATGATGGCTTATCGTATTGTTCGTTCCCCCGAGCGCCGAGTATTTTATATTGATATAGGAAACATGCCCGCAGAAGATGTAGAACAATATATCGAACA